TTTGCCCCTTTAACTTCAAACGGGGTACACCAGTTCCCCAAACCCCTTGTACAACCTGCACAAAAAAGTTAGTTCAAATTTGTGCAATATTTTAGGTGCATATCTGTTGACAAATTGCGGTACAAATGATATACTTATATCAGAAACAAGGAAAGAGAGGAAAGAGAACAAAAGAAAAAAACTTAAAAGAATTACAAGAAAACACTTGACAAGGTACAACAAACATGATATAATAAGTACATAGAAAAGAAAGAGAGGTAGTAAAATGTTAGAAACAAGAAAGCTTACAAATCATAAAAGTGCACAGTGCCACGTATCAATAGAAGATAATGGCACAATAAACTTCATAAGCTACACAACTTTAGTAATTCAAGCCGTACCACACTCTAGTGGGCAATATGTACTATTTTGTACAGGAACATACAGTCAAACCACAAGAAAGCAGATAGGGTGGTTTTTGAAGGAATATTTTGGTGATGTCTCGTACTATAATATGAAAAAATGTGCAGAGGACGGAACTGGAATATGTGCAGAGCGTAAACACGCAAAATATTGGTAGGCAGTCGGTGCGTGGATAGGTTCAAACCCTATCCTACCATTCCACACCATAAGGTGTGAGATATAATCAAACAGAAAAGGAGAACAAAATTATGGCAAGAAAGAGAATGGTAACGAGAACAGTAGAACAGACAACAGCACAGGTTATGACGCTTGACGTCACAACAGCAGAGGTGCAAGTACGCACTTATGACATTGGCGGAAAATACAGTGATGAAGATTTACTCAAAAAGCTTCAGAATCTTTTCCAGACTGACACGCTTAAACTTGTACACATTGAAGAACAGACTTGTAAAGAGGTATTACTTGGTATGGATGAGGAAGATTTTATCAGACTTGCAAAAGTATTACCGCCACGTACAGTAAATAAAGTTGAGGACTAGGGGGTAATCCTAGTACCTCACTAAAGGAGTGATAATATGCTATCAATAAATGAGCAAGAAATACTTGTTGATGATTTACAAGAAGTAGAGACAAAATTATTCAACCTTAGCGAACAACTAGGTTCAGATGATGAACTAGGTAAAGCGTGGCACATTGTCTATAAACGCTTACAAAAGGAGAAAGAGAAAGAAGCTAAAATGAAATCTGAAAATTAAATCATTGTTAAAAATTTCACGAAAGTACCAAAACTAGGGTGCGTGACAGGCACGATTATAGTTTCGACACTATACACCCTTTAGTGTACAAATGTACACGCGAACCTTGACAACAAAATAAATAGAACAGAAAAGGAGAATGTTATCATGGAAAGATTTTTCACAAATGCACTCAAAAAACAGTTAAAACGACGTATAAAAGGAGATTTATCTGTGCACGTGGTTGATGACACACTAATTGTTGATATTCAACCAGTAGGTTGTTGGACTTGGCATTACACCATTAACAATTTAGCTGTTCAAATGTCAACAGGTTTATCAAGTAGAATTGTAGCAGACGTTATTGTTAAACAGTACAAGAAATATATTTTATCTGGACATTTTTACTCAAAATAATTCAAAGAAAGTGTTGACTTTTCAAGTACAATATGCTACAATAAAATAGTAACAAAGATAAATAACAGTTACGTTGCCAGAGTGGTGTACTCATTTAACAGTACACCCTCACCCCTCTGGACGGTGCAACAATTGGTGAGTTGCCTAGTGACAATGTGTTATAACATTTGTCTGCTCAGCACTAGATTATAGGTTCAAATCCTATACCGTCCACTGGTACAATAATGTACCTAAACTATAAACAAACCAAAGCCAGAAAGGAGAACAAAATTATGGCAAGAGTACCTATGGTAACAAGAACAATAGTAGCAACAAAAGCAAACGTAATGTGTCTGGACGTACAGGTAGGCGAACCTTGTAACAAGGTTGTTACAGTACCACGTACATACAAGGACGATGAAGCACTGATGAAGAAAGTTCGTCCGTTGCTTGAAACTGAGACACTCAAAGCGGTACACATTGTAGACAAAGAAGAAATTGAAACTTTGTACGGAATGACAGAGCAGGATTTTATCCAGTATGCAAAAGTGCTTCCGCCTAGAAATGGTGCAAACAGTGACGAAGAAGCAGACAACGAATAACACAGAAGCAGGTAAAACCTAAACAGCAAACACAATAAAATATTTAATTAAAAGGAGAACAATACCATGATTAACATTAAAGAAATGAGCAGAGAATTCAACGAAGTAGAGCAGTATCTTATGACTATCGCACCGTCAATCGTTTCAATGAAAGACGTTGAGGACGGAGAACACATCACAGTTGATGGAGTTCTGATGTTTGAGGATGTCAAAGAGGATAGCGGTGAGGTTGTCGAAGTAATGTCAATCATTACACCGGAAAAGCATGTATACAGTTGCCAGTCGGCTACGTTCAAGAGAAGTATAAATGATATTTCAAACATTATGAAAGATAAGCCGTTCACGGTTATCAAGACTTCTGGTAAAACCAAAGCCAATCGTGATTATATTAACTGCGTACTGGACGTTGAAAGACTTGCATAAGTTCAGAGTGTAACAGTTAATAAATGGGGGGACACTCTTAGTACCATACTAGAGTGCCTCTCCTATTTCATTTATAGGGGGTGAACGCTATGGCAAAAAGACGCAAACAAACACCTACGGAACGTGCTTACTCTAAACAAGTCAAGCGTATTAAACAGTTTATAATAAGAGCAGAAAAACGTGGGTATCAATTTGGTGAAGATGTGTTACCACAAAGACCTAAACGTGTAACACAAGCAAGTGTGCGAAAACTTGCAAAATTAACACCTGAGAAGTTGTACCAGAAAGCGCTATATGGTGGTTTAGCAACAGAAGGAGAAATAGTACCCGCAACAGAGGGTGTAAAGTTGGAACGCTCTTTGAGAGCAAAGAAAGCGGCAGAAACTAGAAAATACAGACTAGCAGAGCCAGTACAAGAACCAACTAATACACCTGGTTTTGTTCCACCAGAGAACATATCAGAAGATGTATCATTTTTTGATGCTGCTGTTATCAGTGGTTTTAAGGCTCATGTGAGACAGTTTAATGAACACGCTAGTAATTTATTACTTTCATGGTTGGACAGAATATTAGCAACAAATGACGCACATGATGTAGCAACAATGTTAAACGACGGTGCAGAAGCAGGTTTGATTGTAACATATCAGATAGTTTATTCACAAGATAAGCTAACACAGTATATGTCTGAAATGTTAAACTATTTACCAGAAACAGGACCACTATTTAAGGCTGAAATGATGGACGCAATGGAACAGGAAGAAGATTTTAGTAGTCCACTATGAGAGTAAAAAAGTATCGTTACTTCATGTGTGACTTTGAGACAACCGTTTACAAAGGACAGGTAAACACAGAAGTATGGGCTAGTGCGTCCGTTGAATTGTTCACAGAAGATGTAAACATATTTCATAGCATTGGAGAACAATTCGATTATTTTCTAGCACAAAAATGCAACATAGTAGCATACTATCATAATTTGAAATTTGATGGTGCATTTTGGTTATCGTATTTGTTAGTTGATAAGGGTTTTAAGCAAGCATATAAAAAGGTAGGAGAAAACGAAAATGATGTAGAATGGTTACCAGAAAAATACATGGAAAATAAATCATTCAAGTATAGCATATCTGATAAAGGTATGTGGTACAGCATTATCATAAAGGTAAACAATCACTTTATTGAGATAAGAGATTCGTTAAAACTACTACCATTCAGTGTAAAACGTATCGGAGAAAGTTTTGGTACGAAGCACAAGAAACTTGATATGGAGTACACTGGTTTTAGGTATGCAGGTTGTACTATAACAGACGAAGAAAGAAAGTACATAGCTAATGACGTTCTTGTAGTTAAAGAAGCGTTAGAAATAATGTTCCAACAAGGTCACAATAAATTGACAATAGGTTCATGTTGTTTGGAAGAATATAAGTCAATATGTAAATCCTCAACAAAGAACGCTCTTGATTACAATGAAATGTTTCCAGATGTGTACGCTATGACGATTGACGAGAAAGCACACAGATACCCAAACGCAGGAGAGTATATTCGTAAATCATATAGAGGTGGTTGGTGCTATCTAGTAAAGGGTAAAGAGAACAAGATATTTACAAACGGAACGACAGCAGATGTTAATTCTTTGTACCCTAGTATGATGAGTAGTGAAAGTGGAAATAGGTATCCCATTGGTGTACCACGATTTTGGAAAGGAAATTTTATTCCAGACGTCGCACTTGATGAAGATAAGTATTACTTTGTTAGAGTAAAGACAAGGTTCTACATTAAACCAGATAAATTACCATTTATACAAATAAAATCGTCATTACTGTACAAAGGTACAGAAGCACTTGAAACGTCTGATGTGTACGACAAAAGGACAGGAGAATATTATACACATTATACTGATAAAGACGGTAACATTCACGACACTAGAGTAGAGTTAGTTTTAACAATGACTGACTATGAGTTATTGAAAGAACACTATGAACTTGTTGACTTTGAGATATTAGACGGTTGTTGGTTTTATAGTGAAATAGGTATCTTTGACGAGTACATTGATAAGTATAAGAAAATCAAATTGGAAAGCAAAGGTGCGTTGCGTGAGTTGGCAAAGTTGTTCCTCAACAATTTGTACGGTAAAATGGCAAGTAGTATGGATAGTAGTTTCAAGCTTGCTTACGTCAAAGAGGATAAAACCATAGGCTTTCTACCTGTTGCACAAGCAGACAAAAAGCCGGGTTATATACCAGTTGGTTCAGCTATCACGAGTTACGCAAGAAACTTTACTATTAGAGCCGCTCAGAAGAACTACCATGGTAAAGACAAAAGAGGTTTTATATATGCAGATACAGACAGCATACATTGCGACCTTGAACCTAATGAGATTGTTGGTATTAAGGTACATGATAAAGACTTCTGTTGTTGGAAACTTGAAAGCTGTTGGGATATAGCAGTTTTCACAAGACAAAAGACTTATATTGAACACGTTGTTAAGGAAGATTGTGAACCAATAGTTAACCCGTATAACAACATCAAGTGTGCAGGTATGCCACAACGATGTAAAGACTTATTTCAAAAGTCACTTGACGGAAATGCTGACATTAAAGGGTACACAGATAAAACAACAAATGTGTTTAAGGAATGGACAGAAGATGAAAAAGAGTTCTTATTTGAAAAGGAAACTGGTAAACCAATAAAGAGAAATCTTAGTGACTTTAGAGTAGGACTAAAAGTGCCAGGAAAATTAAGACCAAAGAGAATACGTGGCGGTATACTACTTATTGACACACCGTATGAAATGAGGTAAATTATGGAAGTTAAAACTATTAGAATTAAATATGTAAAAGAGGATATGGATAAGATTAAAATTCTTAGTAACGGAGATTGGATTGACTTGCGTATTGCAGAAGATATTTCACTTGAAGCAGGAGAGTTCAAACTAATTCCACTTGGAGTTGCTATGATGTTACCTAAAGGGTATGAAGCATTAGTGATACCTAGAAGTTCAACCTTTAAGAAATATGGAATAATTCAAGCAAACAGTGTTGGTCTGATTGATGAAACATATTGTGGTAATAACGATGAATGGCATTTTCCAGCATACGCTACTAGGGATATCAGCATACCTAAGAACACAAGAATATGCCAGTTTAGAATTATTGAACATCAACCATCTGTTGGTATTGTTGTAGTAACAGAATTATCAGAAATAAACCGTGGAGGTTTTGGTTCAACTGGTGAAAAATAATGAACACAATAAGAAAAGCAGGGGCGAACTAAGTTCGTATCCCTGCTGTTCTATTTATATCTTTAACCCATGTACCAAACAAAGCGTTCAGCGAAAACGAAAAGCGGTGTAGGCACTATCATTTCAAGTGTGCTACCCTACCCGTCCATTGGTGGATGCATGAGAAGATACCTAAAAGTTATAAACACTTTCCACAATTTAATGTGGATAACTTAGTAACTCAATGCACTAAGTACCGCTTCTTTACACCTCATATCCTTAAATCTGAACGCACCACGTTCAAATAAATATCTAAGGTTTGACAAAAAGAAGTCATTTCTTTTTAACATAACATAGTTCACTTCATGGTCTGCTGTTGTTACTGTTATTTTAGTTTTAAATGTAATATCTGGTTTATCATCGCAATAGATAAAACCGTCCTCTGTAAATTCTCTCAAACCAAAATCATTTCCTTTGTATTTTAGAGTACAAATATATCTGTTCTTACCTGTTGGCTTATCAACAAAACTCTTGTTATCATTAAGATAAACACATTCGCTACTATAAGCAACATAAGTGTTTTTAGCAAAAGCTCTATTAAATCCACTACTTTTCTGTTCCTCACTTGCACTAGATATAAAACCTTGTTCAAGTACAAAACCGTCTCCACGTAGGAACTTAGTATCGTCTTTAAGCCTAGCACTTATTCCCATTTCAACGTAGTACGGATTTATAATACTTACTGGATTACTAAGCATATAAACTGGAACATATCTAACCTGTTCACCTTGTCCTCTAGCAATAGAAGTGTGAACACTAAGTAACTTCTTAACTTCTTCATTACAGTAGTGATTAGTTTCACTCTGAAATTCATCAAATATCATACGCATAATATCTGAAAATAAGTGGCTATATTTTTTTATCTGGTCTGCACTATTAAGGCTTAAAGCATATCCACAACTTTTGCCATCTAAAAACAATTCATGGAATATACCACTTGCTCTACGTTTGCTAGTCATTTCGTGCCCACTAAAGAACAAACTACCTAAGTCTTTATAGAACTTATCCACAACATCATCAAGTTCATAATTATACCTATAAATAAGCCCAAACTTTTCACCCTTATCTAAGAATCTATTTATACATAACCTACCAAAGTAAGTTGTCTTACCGCCAGTACGATTAGTTGTACACATATATATTTCTGGTTTGTACCCATTTATGTCAAGCATAGACAATAGTTTAGTACCATCATAATACTTACTCATGTTATAATCACTCCCTTTCCTAATATATTATAACATACCTATTGCAATTTGTCTAGTAATATGATACAATAAATATAAATGAACAAGGAAAGGAGTGAAAAGAATGGAACAGTTTTACCCCATAATTATTGCACTGGTTTTCAATGCTTTAGATCTAATTACTGGTATCATAACAGCGGTTAAAAACAAAGACATTCAATCAGCAAAATTGCGTGACGGTCTTTTCAAAAAGGTAGGCTTCATATTATGTTACTTTGTAGCTTGGTTAGTTGACACACAGGGTACTAGAATAGGTTTTCAGTTTGGAATGTCAATTCTTCCTATCATTATTCTATATGTGTGTACAACTGAATTGGTATCTATACTTGAAAACATTTGCAAGATTAACCACGACATTCTGCCTGAAAAACTTATGGAACTATTTAACATTTCCTATATTAAAAAGGAGGACTAAACTATGCCTAACATTATGAAAGCGGTTCAGTTCATGATTGATACCGCAAACGATAACACACATGGTTATGACCAGACACACAGAAATGGACCAGATTATGACTGTTCTTCACTTGTTGGAACAGCACTACATGAAGCAGGTTTTAATGTATCACCGTACTCATGGACTGGCAATCTCGAATCACAACTTAGGTCAGCAGGTTTTGTATATTGTAAAGCACCGTGGTTGCCAGGAGACGTACATCTTAAAACACAGCATCATGTTGTTATGAGTATCAACAATACGCAGATTGCTCACGCTTCAATCAATGAAAAAGGAAGGGTAACTGGTGGTAAAACTGGTGACCAGACTGGAAAGGAAATCTGTATCAGAGATTATTACGAGTATTCCGGTGGATGGGATGCACATCTTAGATACGCAGGACAGAACACAGAAGTTACACCAGACGTATCAGTTGATACAGTTGCAAGGGAAGTAATTGCAGGTAAATGGGGTAACGGAGATACTCGCAAAAAGCTTCTTACAGAAGCAGGTTATGATTACAACACTGTACAGGCAAAAGTAAACGCTATTTTGTCTGGAAAAGAGTTAAAATCTAACGGAGAAATTGCAAGAGAAGTAATTGCAGGCAAGTGGGGAAATGGTGATACAAGAAAGCAGAAACTTACCGCCGCAGGTTATGACTATTCTGCTATTCAAAAACTTGTAAACCAGATGTTAGCATAAGTGTAACATATGCCAGACATAAATCGTGTATATTCATGGGCGATTGAAACGTGTAATGCACCTAATGTTGGTTATTCACAATCATATCGTAACGCACAAACAGTTGGCGGTATAACATACTACGATTGTTCTTCATTTATAAACTATGCGTTACTAGCAGGTGGTTTTGAAACACCATCTTATGCACCAAATAGTAATGCCTTTACCACTTATTCAGAAGCGTCCGAACTTTTGCGCTTAGGGTTTACAGAAGTTGACGCAAGTGGTGAATACCTAGCAGGAGATATAGGTCTATCAAGTGGACACACAGAAATGTGCTATCGTGGTGGAAGTGGTAAAGGTGTTTTCATGGGAGCGCATACAGATAACGCTCCACTTGCTAATCAAGTTAGTATAGGTTCAAGTGGCGGAAATCCAGACTATGAGCGTTCTTTTCCTAGACTGTTTAGATACGGTGATGGTGGCGCAACTGGATACGGTGCAAGTGCTTATGTAATTGCAGCTTTAGCAGGTAACGCTTGGAGAGAAAGCCACATAAACCCCACACTTTCTCAAATAGGCGGTGGTGCTTTTGGTTTATTTCAATGGGACGGTTCAAGACGTGACGCACTATTAACATGGTTGAGTGAAAATGGTTATGAAGATACAAGTCCAAATGGACAAATGCAATATTTAGTTGTAGAAAACGATTGGATGGGTACATTTGATGGAATATCTTCATTAACAGAATTTCTAACATCTAGTTCAACTAATGTTGCTTCATTAACAGAAGCGTTTTGCACTTGTTGGGAAAGACCAGGTGTACCTGCTCTTGATGAAAGAATTGAATTTGCGTATGAAGCACTTGAATATATTTTAACTCACGCAAATGACACTTCAATAGTCGAATGGGAAACAGAACCAATGTACTATTTATCAAGACAACAAGCGTTACACAATGCTGTACTTATGTATCGGTTTTATTCAGCAGGCGGTGGTGGCGGTGGTACACCGTCTAAACGGAAAAAGAAAATGCCTATATGGATGTGGATAAAATACCATTACTAATAAGAAAGGAGAAACAAATATGCCGTTCAAAGCAGGTACTTACAAACATGAAGAAGGATTTACAATTATGGTGACAGAAGATGGAACAATTATGCTATCACCTAATCACCCACTTTCGTTAAGACTTAGCCTCTTATTCGACACTACAAAGTGGACAAAAATATCATAGAAAGGAGAACATCATGGCTGTAAAAACTAGAGAAGAAATTCTTGCAGAAGTAAAAGCCAGAGTAGGTGAACAGACTGACGATGAAACAATCGCATTTCTGGAAGATGTTACAGACACACTTTCTGACTTAGAAACAAAGGCAAAAGGTGACGGAACAGACTGGAAAGCTAAGTACGAAGAAAATGACGCAGAATGGCGCAAGAAGTACACTGAACGCTTTTACAGTTCAGACCCCAATACTGACCCCGAACCGCCTAAACCAGATGACACATCAAAACCTAAGACGTTTGCAGAACTGTTTACCACAGTTTAGCAATAAATTTATTAAAGAAAGGAAGATTAAATCATGGCAAGAAGAATTGAAAACAGTACGCTTAATGCGTCAACCATTGACATTATCAACGTAATCCGACAGAACGCTTCTTATGATTATCAGCAGAACGTGCCGGAAGTTGCAACTGCCAATGACATCCCCAAAGTAGGAGAAATCATCTATGGTACACCTGCATTTGCAAATCAGTTTATCAATGCTCTGGTAAACAGAATTGCAATCGTGCGTGTACAGAGTGCAACCTTTAACAACCCTTACTCTATCCTCAAGAAAGGTTACATTGAGTACGGAGAAACTGTCGAAGATATTTTCGTATCTATCGCAAAAGCTGTTGACTTCAATGTTGAAAAAGCGGCTAAACGTGAGTTCCAGAGAACTATCCCAGATGTTCGTTCAGCTTTCCACGTTATGAACTGGAGAGTGATGTACCCCGTTACAATTCAGGACGAGGACTTACGGCAGGCGTTTCTTAGCATTGAGGGGGTTCAGAACCTTATCGCTAAGATTGTAGACGGTGTTTACACCGCCGCAGAGTACGATGAATTTCTTCTGTTTAAGTACCTGCTTATTAAGGCAATCAGCCACGGAAAAATGTACCCTACTTCTATTGGAACAGGTGCAGACCTTAGCGAAGCGGCTGTACAGTTTAGAGGAACATCTAACCTGTTACCATTTATGTCAAGTGAGTACAACGAAGTAGGAGTTAAGACTAACACACCTAAAGCAAGACAGGTTATATTCATGGACGCTATGTTCAATGCACAGTTTGACGTAAATGTGCTTGCAAGTGCGTTCAATATGGATAAGGCTGACTTCATGGGTAGATTGTTCCTCATTGACAACTGGACTGATTTTGACAATGAGCGTTTTGATATTATCAGAGCAAACTCTGATGGTATCGAAGAAGTAACAGCAGACGAGTTAGCACTGTTAGCTAATGTAAAGGCAGTTATTTTGGACGATAACTGGTTTCAGGTTTACGACAACAACAACAAATTCACAGAGAAGTATGTTGCTTCTGGTTTGTACTGGAACTACTTCTATCATACGTGGAAAACGGTGTCAAATTCTCCGTTCGCAAATGCTGTTGTGTTTGTCACCTCTGCCGCAGACGTTGCTTTGCCTGCAACTGTTACTGTTCATGTGGACGCTAAAGATGAAAGCGATGTTGCTACTGTATTTACTATCAGTGCTGACTTTGAAGAAGCAGGTCTTAATCCGCAGAATGTGAACTTTGTTCAGACAGAAGCACTTACAACTGCTGGTATCGCTGTTCAGAAATACGGTGGACTCATTATCCCGACTTCACAGGTTGGAACAGACATCACACTTGTTGCAGAGATTAACGGAACTACTTACACCGCGGCTACTACCATTAATGGTTCTACTGAAGTTGACGCAACTGTTACTCTTAACAAGGGATAAGATTTTAACTGTAAGGGTGTATCAGTTTTTTGGTATACCCTTACTAGAAAATTGTGTAAAGGAGTGTTTATATGTATATACAACCTACAACAAATATAAGGTTGCTTAAAGATGTACCTCTTGATACAACCTATGACCACACAATATACTTTGAAAGTGCAACAGCGCAGTATAATTACTTTATTGGTTTGCAGAAATATAATCTAACTAATTACACCTATCAAAGAGTAAAACGTGGCGTAGCTAGAGTTGGAATTAAAGCAGACAATCTGTATGACTGTAATTACATGATGTTCCAGAATACAGCTTACGGAAATAAGTGGTTTTATGCGTTCATAACAGCGGTTGAATTTGTAAACAATGAATGTGCAGAGATTTACTTTGAACTTGATGTTATGCAGACATGGTTCTTTGATTGCGAACCAGACTACTGCTTTGTGGAACGAGAACACACTGTTACTGATACTATTGGTGAACACATTGAACCAGAAACTGTCGCAACTGGTGAGTACGTTTTTAATGACTACAAGCCAGTAACTTATATGTCTGATATGGTTGTTTGTGTTGCTATTGTTGATACAAATGACGCTACTGACGGTACGTTATATGACGGAATATACGGTTCAGCACAGTTGTGGGTTTACGATAGCACAGATGTGCAAAGTATCAATGATAAGGTTAATGAATATGTTCAGAAACCTGACGCTATTATTGGTATGTATATGTTTCCTAAACTGTTTATTGGTGGTAATATTCCAGATACACATAGGTTGAGTTACGGGCAGGGTTCTACTAAGAATGTTGTTACATTATCTGCTGTCACTACTGATGATACACTTGACGGTTATAAACCTAAGAACAAAAAGTTGTATACTTATCCGTATAACTTTTATCATGTTGATAATGCAAGTGGTAGCGAATTAAGTTTACGCTATGAGTTCTTTGAAAATCTCACACCTGTTGTCGAAATCAGTGGAACAGTGACACAGCCAGTAATTGCTATACTTAGACCTTGTAGTTATAAAGGTGTGCCAGGTTATAGTGAGTTAGGTGGTTACACTAGCTTGAATACAGAGAGTTTACAGCTTAACAGCTATCCAATGTGTTCTTGGAATGTAGACGCTTATCAAGCATGGGTAGCACAAAATAGTGTACCTATTGCACTTAATACTATTGCTAGTGTAGGGCAGATGGGTATTGCAGGTGCGTATAGTACAAACCCTAATGCTGTTATTGGTGCAGGAATTATAGGGCAAGTAAGTGGTTTAATGTCACAGTTTTATCAAGCTTCTATTGCCGCTGATATTAGTAAAGGTAATCTTAATAATGGTGGCGGTAATGTTGCTAATGGTAAGCAACAGTTTTACGGTGGACGGTGTAGCGTGTGTCAAGAATACGCAAGAATGATTGACGAGTATTTCACTATGTTTGGTTATGCTGTTCATAGAGTGAAGAAACCAAACAGAAATAGCAGACCTCATTGGAACTATGTAAAGACAGTTGGTGCTACTGTTACTGGTAGCGTACCTGCTGACGATATGAAGAAAATTTGTAGTATCTATGATAATGGCATTACGTTCTGGAAAAATGGTTCAGAGGTTGGACAGTATAATCTTGATAATACAGTGTAAAGGTGGTGAGAATTAGTTATGGGTAGAAAGCGTAGTATTACAGATATATTTTGTGATAGTGCTACACTAAACAATCTGACATATATGCAGTACCTTAATAGGCTAACAGAGTTGGCTATTTCCATGTTTGAATGGAAGAATTTACCTGCTAGTGTTGACGCTAGGTATCTTGAATTACACCTATTTGAAACTGGTTGCATGGTGTACTTTAATGATGATGTACTTGGTAACTTGTGCTTGGACTGTATCACAAATGGTAGACTTGATGTATATGGCAATCCTATTTTACGCAGAGCGTACTCTGGATATAACAACTATCAGAAGTTATTGAAAGAAAGTAACAGCGTGATTATATGGAACAATTATCTGCATACAAATAGTATTCTTGATGTTAAAATGTTTGCTAGAAGATTGTATAATCTTGACAGGATAATTGATGTTAATGCCAATGCACAGAAAACACCAGTGTTGGTGCAAGGAACAGAAAAACAAAGATTGACACTTTTGAACCTTTATAAAGAGTTTGAGGGTAATGCACCGTTTATTTTTGGTGATAAGAACTTGGACTTAAATGCGTTAAAAGTTCTGAAAACTGACGCACCTTATGTATGTGACAAACTTTATACTTTAAAAACGCAAATATGGAATGAAGCGTTGACTTATCTTGGTATCAGTAATATCAATATTCAGAAGAAAGAAAGATTGATAACTGATGAAGTAACAAGAAATCAAGGTGGTACTATTGCTAGTAGGTACAGTAGATTGGAAAGTAGGAGACAGGCTGTTGAAAAGATTAACGCAATGTTCGGAACTAATATTGAGGTTAATTATCGTGAAGATTTTCAGCAGGTTGGCAATGATACTATTCCAGAGGACGCTGGTGCTGATACGATAGGGGGTGCAGGTAATGAGTAAATATACTACACAAGTTAGGTTCATTTGTGAAAGCAAAAGTGGACTTGAAGTAAGTGGTGGTAGTGGTGATGTTGATAACATTATCGCAGGTTCGTGGAATAAGATATTTACGAGTAAAGCACTGTTCTTTGATGAAGCTTACAGAAGTGTATTGTGTTCAAAGATTTTGAAACACTATTATATGAGAGAAATTTGTTGTGAAACAGTTGGTTTATGGACGCTTTGGATGAATACAAGGCTTGAAGAAATTATGCCTTACTACAATCAGTTGTATGAAAGTGCTAAGATTGAGTTTAACCCAATGCACGATGTGGACTTAACTAGAGAACATAAAAGAACAGAAAATGAGACAGCTAGTGGAAACAGAGATACTACTGGTAACAGAGACACTAATATTACAAGTAACGGAACTACTAATAGAACAACAAACAGTGACGAAAATAAAAAAGATTTGTACAGTGATACACCACAAGGAGCTTTGACTGGTGTTGAGAATGAAACGTACTTAACAAACGCAAGGAAAATAACTGATAATGTGAACGGAACTGATAACGCAGAAGTAAATAATACAGAGAAAAATGCTAGTGATTATAGTGACAAAGAAGAAACAACAAGTAATGTAGATACAACAGAGGATTATCTTGAAACACTTGTTGGAAAACAAGGAACAGAAAGTTTTAGCAGTCTTTTGAATAAGTTTAGGGAAACCTTTTTGAACATTGATATGTTAGTTATTGAGGAGTTCAGCGACTTATTCTTTGGACTTTGGTGATGAAAGGAGAATAGAATATGATGTGCGACAATTATAAAAATAAAAGTGCTATTATATTACCAGAAGTATACTGGAACGCATTATCATACGAAGAACAAATAAAAAGACTATATGAATATGTTTGTTCTTTACCAAAAGACAATATTTATAATAACACATTTGTTATAAATGATTGTTCAAATTTAGCTGACGCGGTTATTCCTCAAAAAAGAATAAGAAGTTACAGTTATGATGATATGTGCAAAGACATAAGTATACTTTGTGACAATTACCCTAAAATAAGAAAGAAAGTACTTGGCACAAGTGTTCTTGGGCTTGAACTTATTGCACTTGAATACGGAACTGAAAACGCAACAAGACACTTATTTGTTTTTAACGGTTTTCATGGTAATGAATGTAGTGCAAGTATTATGCTTGCTGAAATGGAAGTATTAGCAAAAAATGGTGTATATGGTGGAGTTGATATGTGGGAAGAAATACTTAACAATGATACCGCTATCCATGTTATACCTATGGCTAACCCAGACGCATGGCAATTAGGTCTAGCAGGCTTCTCATATTTTCCAGACATGAGTGATGAAACAAAAGAACTTATAAAATCACTATTAGAGGACTATATTAGAAACTATGCTAAAGATGAAGCATTAGGCTCAAATTGGGACGCTGAATCTAAAGAAAATCTTGAAAATTATATCAGAAGTTTAGGTGGAAATCCTGATATAGATTATTCTGCTTATGTTTTTAGAGAAGAAGATTTACATTGTTGGGAAAGTAATGCTAACGGTATTGATTTACATTACAACTGGTATACGCCAGAAATGAAAAATACTGTTGATATTGCTCTCGCAGGTGTGAACCACGGCCACCCTAATGCTTATGTTTATGGGGCACAAGGAAAAACTGCTTATCTTGATGAAAATCTTATTTATAGAAATTATATAAAGAGTTTTGAAAGAAGTGATAATAATTATTACTTTAATTTCTTAAACTATCATCAAAAAGGTCCTACAAATATCTGGAATTATAGATTGAAAGGATTGCAGAATAATCGCAACTTTGATTGTGGTAATAAATTGTGTGAACTAATGCAAGTGCCATATAGCCCTAGAGTAGGAAATCAAAGTACACCTATTGGATTTAGTGCTTGGGGTGGTATTGCTTATCAGGGTGATTATACTCTATCCTTTAATATGGAAATTGGGTGGACATATAATAAAAAACGTGGTGACTGGTGGGATGATACAAGTAGTGTAGCACAGCGTTCACCTGTTCCTGATGAACAATGGAACGATATATACCGTTCTAATAAAAGCGTGTTTATTTGGTTTTTAAGATACTATATTTCATTTAGAGATGTGTGGAATAGGCACATGTATTTAAGTGAATATAACCTAAAAGATTATGTAACAAATGAACGTTTTGCTATTCCTAGTATGAATTTAATTGGTCAGATTGTTAATAAGGTCGGACAGACATATGATTCACTTAGTGATATGGGGCTTAGTTCAACTTCAACTATGCAAGATGTTATCGACAAACTTGACTTTACTGGTTCAGCATTATTTGGAATAACAAATGCTCTAACTATTAGTAATGATTTACCGTTCTGGAGTTACAGCACAACAGGATATTTACATTTTTATCCTATAACTACAAGTGGTATGGTTGTTGACTTTTATGTGAGAAAGACACCGTACATGTATAGAAAAATATACTGGAGTGATGGTACAACAACAGACTGGATTAATGTTACACCTATTAGTACCGATTATGAATCTCTTGATGTTACAAGTGGAGTTCCAAGTGCTACTTTAGAACAGCTATGTAGTAAGGTTAATATTTATCAAACACTTGTAATTGATTTAAACAAAACTAATAACAACATTATTGGTATACCTGAAGATGTTGGTACTAATTATAGGTTAAAGATTATAGGTCACAGACCTAACAATAGAGTTGAAATAAATGATGTTAACTCTGGTAACACATGGATTAACCATTAT